AAAGATATACCGCAGGGTCAGATTAATCATGCCATTAACACGTCTGGATAACCTTATCAGCAGCAAAACTGGTAAGTATCTTTATGTTTCTCCTGATGATTTCAACGCTACAGATGCGTTATCGAATAGAGGTAACTCACCTGTAACGCCATTCAAGAGCATCCAACGTGCTTTTCTAGAGATTGCCAGATTCTCATATCTGCCTGGTCCAGATAATGATCGCTTTGACCAGTTCAGCATCATGCTGATGCCTGGTATTCATTATATTGATAACCGTCCTGGTTTGGGTGATACTGCTAATATTGCAGAATTTGGTTTTGCTAATAATGCATGGAATGATAATTCCATCCTTGATATCTCTAATCCAGATAACATTCTTTATAGGTTTAATAATACTGAGGGTGGTGCTATCATCCCTAGAGGTTCATCGCTAGTAGGTTATGATCTTCGCCGTACTGTTATTCGTCCTCTATATGTTCCTGACCCTGCGTCAGTAACTGTTCCTCGCTCTGCTATCTTTAACGTAACAGGTGGTTGCTACTTCTGGCAGTTTACTATTAAGGATGGTCAGACAACTTCAGAGTCTCCTCTCTATAATGGTGGTATTGGCACTGGTGAGGTTTACTATGACCCTAATGACTTTACCAAGTTAACATCACCTAACTATTCTCACCACAAGCTAACTGTATTTGAATACGCAGACACAGAAGAGTTGTCTCTATTCTACAGAAAGATTGCAAAAGCTTTCAAACAGTATCAACCAACAATTGACCAACCAGGTGAATTTGATTTCAACGTTCAGGAGAATAGAATTGTTGGACCTCTATCTGACTCTAGAGTTATTGAAAGTCTAGAATTTCTTGATGCTACTACTGATCCTAGCATTTCTGCTTCTACATCAGAGATTACTGTAACAACAAAAGTAGACCACGGTTATTTCGCGGGTCAATTTGTTGCTGTCTCTGGTACAGAGATTGATAGTGTACTTGAAGGATTCTTCTCGATCAAAGAGATCGATTCTAATGATCCTCGTAAATTTACTTACGAAGTTCCTGTTGTTGTTAGTGCAATTGGTACGGGTATTGCTTCCGGAGATATTCTTAGTGTAGAAACAGCTGTTTCACTCGGTCAAAACGCACAGACATTAGCAGAGGTTGACTCTGTTGAATCTGCATCACCATATGTCTTTAACGTATCGATTAGATCTACGTGGGGTATTTGTGGTATCTGGGCGAACGGTCTTAAGGCGACTGGCTTTAAGTCAATGGTTATAGCTCAATATACGGGCGTTTCGCTTCAGAGAGATGACAGAGCATTCATCCGTTATGATGAGTATTCTAACACTTGGAACCAAGCATCACTATCAGATGCATTTGCAACTGTTCCTTATCACGCTAAAGGCGATTCTTATTGGAAGGACGAGTGGAGAAACTTCCACGTTAGAGCATCGGATGATGCTTTCATTCAGAACGTTTCTATCTTCGCTGTTGGTTTCGCAGATCACTTCCTAATGGAAAGTGGTGGTGATATGTCAATCACCAACTCAAACTCTAACTTCGGTAACACATCTCTACATGCTATTGGTTTCAAAGGTTTCGCCTTTAACCAAGACAAAGGTGGTTTCATTACTGACATCATTCCACCAGAGCAGGTAGTATCCAGTTCTTTCAATGTAGAGAAAACAAATTATTATACTGTTGACATTGTAGGAACTGTTGGAATTCCAAACAACTACACTAAGCTGTTCTTGGGTAGTGAGGATATTTTAACACCAAGAGATCGTCCTGCTGTTTCTATTGGTGGATACCGACTTGGTGCTAAATCTGACGAAAAACTATATGTAAAACTTGATAAAATTTCTACTTCTGGTGAAATTTTTAATGCTACTCTAAGTAATACGGGATTCGTAAAGTATATTGCTAAGGGAAGTGTATTAAATCCATCTGGTATTGCTGTTAATAGTATCTTCGCAGATGCTGCTAACTTGATTGAAAGTAACCGTCGCCTGATGCAGGAGGAAGTATTTGGTTACATCCTAGAGAAGTATCCTAAACTTCAAAATATTTCTTATGTCAATCCAGGACAAAATCCTAATGCAAACCGTTACTTTGACGCACGTAATTTAGTTCTTGCTAATCGTCAAGAGATTGTAAATGAAGCATATGCTTCCATGTTGGAGACGTTCCCCAACTACGATGGTAACAATGGTAATACATATGGCGACAAGTGTAAGCGTGACATTGGTATCATTGTTGACGCTGTTGCAGAAGATCTTAGAGATGGTGGTAATGCTAATATTATTGCCGCTACTAAAGAGTATTTTGATGGTGCTGGAAATCCAATCACTAACGGTTTGGTTGGAGAAGAAGATCCTGCTATCTGGGCTTTCAATGAAGCAAGAGATCTATGCAAGAAAGCAATTGCTAACCTGCTAACTGTTAAGGCAGACCTCTATGATGTAGGTACTCCTGATGGCAGTGGTGGATTCAATAGTGTTTTCTTTACTGGTAACACTAATAACTACTCTGCATTTATTGCTGGAAAAGGTAAGACAGGTTCTCAAGCAGAACTAGATGGTGATACAACTAATGGTGTAACATACGATCCTTCTGGTGTTAAAGATCCAGCTGGTCGCAACAAACAATCTCGCAACCGTATTGTTGCTAACCGTGAGTTTATTCTTGATGCAGCACTAGCAGAAATTACTGTTTATCATCCAGATTTTTATATTCCTGGTGATGTAGCAAGCGGAGAACATTCACGTTATGCTGATGGATTTAGATTAATTCGCCGTAATAGTAAAGAAATTGCAGACAAAGCTCTTGCAGCAATTGCTTTAAACCATGAAGATTTCTACTTCCCTGGTGACGCTCAGACTGACACTGGTTCTAGATTTGCTGATTCTTACAGATTAATTCAGTTGAATAAGACTGAGATTGTGAACGCAGCATTTACTGCGATGAATACCAATCAACCACCAGCAACCCCACCTGCAAATTATGAGTCTAAGTGTAAGCGTGACTTAGGAATCTTTGTTGATGCTATCTCTCTCGATATTTTCTTGGGTGCAAACGAGTATACTTACAGATTTGCTGCTGAATACTTTGATGCTAATGGAGCTCCATTAACAAATGGATTAACTGGTGAGATCGTAGCTTCTCTTTATGCATTCAACGAAGCAATCAACCAGATGAAGTTGGCAATCACCAACCAACTTGGTGTATCTGACCTTACGATTACTGCAGATCCACTTACCGGATCTAATACTGATCCAAATTCTTGTGCTAACGTCAAGTCAGCAATGGATACTTTGTATGGTATTGTTGATACTATTCTAACTGCTGGAAATCTAAGTAGTCTCCCTGTAGAGATCAATAAAGGTACTCTTGTCAATGGAGAACTTAAGTGTTACAGAGACATTAATTACTTTATTGATGCTATCTCTGTTGATATGTTTATTGGTGGTAATAAGCACACCAGAACTTTCGTACAGCAATACTTTAGTAATACTACTACACAACTACCTGATGGTTTATTAGGTGAAGAAGCAGAAAGTGTAACTGCTTTTGATGCTGCCTCTTTAGTAATGCAGCAGGCAGTTAGAAATGCTTTATACTACAAAGATCTTACCGTAACTCCTGGTGAGTCTGCATATGGTGATGGTAACGGTGTTGTTCCTAATACTGATCCAACTGCATGTGCTGACGTTGTTAGTGCTATTTCTAACTTAGTATCCATCGTAACTGATGTATTCCAAGGTCAACCAAACCCAACTTTAGCTCTACTACCAGCAGAAAACACAGGAACTCTCCTTGCTGGTGAGATTAAGTGTCGTAGAGATATCGGTCATATTGTTGACGCTGTAGCGCAAGATATTTGGTTTGGTGGTAACGATTTTACTATCGCTGCGACTAAAAAGTACTTCAATAATAATAGTTTAATTGGAAATGGTGTTGCTGGTGAAGTTGCTCCTTCTATTACTGCATTTAGAAGAGCACAGGATCTGATGAACCGTGCTACTAATAACCAATACTATGATCGCGATCTTAATATTACATTAGATGCTGTAGGTGATCCCCCAGTATTCTCTGATATTCATTCAAATGCATATCAGCAAGTCTTAGGAAATAAAGAGTTCATTGCTAAAGAAGCATATGAGCGTATGAAGGCAGCATATCCTTCATATAATCCTCAAGCAGGCAACACAGAACAAGATTGTCTGGATGACGTTTATAACGTCTTGGAAGAAGTAATGTATGATGTTAAGTTTGGCGGTAACGCTAAGACTTACGATTCTGCTAACATCTATATTACTAATGAGTTTTCTCCGTCTGGATATAACTTGATATATCCATCAAATCCTGTCGTCGGAAGAACAGAATCTGATCCAAATGCTACTCCAGACACACTAGGATTCTACACTGAGAATGGTCCTAGAGGTGAAATTACCTGGGCGTGGGATGGAACTGCATGGAAGGTTGAGACATTTATTGATGCAGAACGTGATGAAGCTGCTAGAGTTTTTACGGAAGTTAAGAATATTGCATCTCAAATTATCACTAGCGAAACGGTAACTGTTTCTTCTGGCAATCCTCTCACTCAATATATCGATCCTACAATCACAGATGATTGGGACGCTGATGAAAATCTACCCAAATGTGCTTCTGCTGTTTCTGCAACGGACACACTTCTAGACATTATCATTCAAGCAATTGGTACTGATGCCGGTGTTGGCAACTTAACTAATATCACGAGAAATGTTCCAGCACAACCCACTACTTATGCCTTAGGTAATTGTTCTGATGTTCTTGCTAATATCGATACTCTAGTTAGTATTGTTTGCGACAATCTAAATGCAGGAAACTTAAATGATCTTCCAATTTTAAACAATGGTAACTGGGATTGCGCTAACGTTCGTAGTTCTATTGAAGTTCTGTTTGATATTCTTACTGATGCAATCAGTGGTGGTACACTTGATGATCTACCGGTCATCAACACAGGTGATTTTACTGTCAATAATGAGGCGTCTAAGTGCTTCCGTGATGTTTCCTATGTTGTCGATGCTCTAGTAAATGATCTTAGACTTGGTGGTAACATCAATAGTATCCAAGTTGGTGAAGCATATTACGTTGGAACTAATTTAGATTATATTGATGGAGAAAAATTAGAAACATTAGATGCTTGGAATTATGTTGGTAAGATGGCAACAGCTGCCATGAGAAATTTCGACTTCCTTGCATACAACTGTACTACAACTGCTGGTTCTAATATTGTAGATGTAAATGATACTAGAGGTATTGTTATTGGTATGAAGGTCGAGGAGTATTCAAATACCTCCTATACCTATGGAACTCTGAATGCTGGATCTACTCCAATCTACACAACTATTCCAGAAGGAACATATGTTAAGAAAATTTTAACCAACACTACTATTGAACTTGGTGTAGAAAATTCTAGAATAAACGAAGGTATTTCTGTAAATGCACTTCTCTCTAGCACCACTATCAATCTTCACTTTGAGTTTGCAAAAGGTGTTTGGGCTGATACATTACCAAAAACAAAAATTATTGGTCCTGCAAATGATCCAACAACTGAAGTTATCTGGGACACCACAACCTCTGCTAGTAATGCAGAATGTGCTTCTACTGCAGCTGCAATCGATCAATTAATCGATGCCTTAACTACAGTTATTGATGTTGGACCTGGAAGTGTAACTAGACAAGAACAAACTGTTACTACTGCTCTATTAGCATCTAGAGCAACTTTATTTACTATTGACACTACTGGATCTGGCGGTAATTCATCTCACAATTTTGAGACTGGAACTCCAGTTAGACTATCTCCACGTCCACGTTTTGATACTGTAACAGGCAAATATGTTGATGTTGATAAGCGCCTTGTTAGACTACCTAATGGATTTGAGACTAATAGAAAATATTATGTCATTGCTCCTGGTAGAAGAACTATAGAGGGTGGAAATGAATATTCTGGTACTACAGTCTTTAATGGAGCAGCAGCAACACAAAACAAATTGATGTTGGCAACTTCTCCAGAGAATGCTGCAGCAGGTATTTACATCTACTCATCCGAGACTGATACTATTGATCCAAATGTAGAGATTGATATCTATCAATTTGTTAAAGATATTTCCTACGATCTACACAATTACACTGTTAATATTACTAATGTTACTAGTGGTGGAATTGAAACAAATATTTCTCACATTTTTGATATTCCTGCTAGTAATGTAACTCCACAGAAAGTATTTTTCAGAGCATTAGAAGGATCTCAATTGCCATTACTTGGTGGCACATATGCTTCTAATGCAAATATTGCAATAGTTGATCCTAGTGATCCTGATAATGGCAGAGTCAATCCTCAAAAAGAAGTTTATGCTCGCTATTATACCAGTAAAGTGTTTACTATTCACGAGAGTGAAAGTGATGCATTAGCTGATAGAGATCCAATTGTTTTCGAGCCAGGTCAAAACAATTTGAAGTTTGAGGTATTTGCTGATAAGCGTGTCTCTCCTGTGAAGTTTGATCCTAGTATTGGAAATACTGGTAAGTGGTACATTGAGTGTATTGATGAAGTTTCTTCTCAACCAAATCAAACTAATCTTGAAAATATTCTATGGAGAATCAAGCAAAGTGATTATGGTGATAAACAAAAAACAACTGATACGTGGTTTGAACGTTTAAAAGATGATAGAGACAAGGATGATAGAACATATAAAATTCGTTATGTCATTCCTAAGTATCTTGAGAACGCTAGAGATCCTATCAATGGTTTCGTTCTTAAGACGAGAACTGACGATACTCGTAAGTTAGTACCACAAAAAATTCTACTAAAACCTGTATCTGGATCTGTATATGGTGCTCGTTTTGAGAACCCAAGACAGTCTGGTGAATTTATTGGTTATACTGAATCCGATTTTAAAAATAATAGTCTTAACTTAGCAGCTGCATATGATCCATATGGAAAAGACCTAACAGGTTCTGGAACTGAATATAGAGCATTTGTTAAATTTGCTTCGGGTATTCAGTCTACTATCCAATCAGGTCGTTATGTAGAAGATGAGTTTGATCCTACAGTTAAGAAATATCTAGAATTAACTTTGTACGATCATGGAGTTGATACTCTCAACTATCCTGGTCTAAGAAATGAACTCTTTACTACGGTTAAGATTGAGTCTCCTCAGGGTGGTTCATTTGTCGCTAATAAGACACAAAATATCACATCTAACCAAATTGAGTTCACTGGAAACTCTTCTGGTATTGCCAATATTCATGCATATATGAATGTTGGTGGAGATCACTACCTAATTATCAAGAATATTCGTGGTGGTAGTCTCGAATTTAGTGAGTATACTAGCACTGAGTTTAGACAAGGTAATGTTTTTGCTACCATGCTTGAAGATCAAGACATGGGTAAATCACTACCTCTAAAAACACTAATCAGAAAAAATTATCCTGAGTATTTTTACAAGCAAAAAGGCGCTAATGTTTACACTATCACTCCAGGTGATCGTGTTACTGATGGTGCTGGTGTTGAATACTATGTTGATAAAGTTGAAGATGTTGGTGTTATTGAAGATACATTCTATATCTTTGATAGTCAAGAATTACAGAGACGTATTTCAGGTCAGCAAGACGGTATTTACTACTTAACTGCTCTTCGTGGCAATGTTTCCCCATTCCCACAAGGTGCTGGTGTAGCAGAAAACTTCAAGAAATTTAAGTTCTCTCAACCAGTTAGTAAGCTATATCCTCTCAACTACAAAAATGACCCTCTTTGGTTCCAGAAAAATGGTACGTCTATTGAAGAGAAGAACTACTATTCTCAGTTAATTGATCCACCTTCTGCTTTCTCTGCAGCAGATAACTATATTCATGGTCTTGTTACAGTCAATGACTTTAAGAATTCTACAACCAGAGAGATGGTTGCGGACTTGACTCAGCAACCTGCATTTATCAATAATGACTATACTAATAGCACTAGTGATTTTGATGGTAATGTAATTGATAATAGAATTAGAGCTCAGCAAGGTAATGCAACTTCAGGTTCTGAAGATCGCCTCATTCCGATTGCAGGTGATGGTGGAATTATTTCTACTCAACGTTACTATGTTGAACTTAGAAGACCTTCTATTGCTCGTGCTGGTAACCACACGTTTGAGTATCTTGGATTCGGTCCAGGAAACTACTCTACTGGTCTCCCTGCGCGTCAGGAGATCGTCTTAACACCTACTGAGGACTTCTACGCCCAAAGTAAGAAACAAGACGGTGGTATCGTCTTCTACACTGGTATCAACTCACAAGGTGACTTGTATATCGGTAATAGAAGAATCAACGCCATCACTGGCGAAGAAACATTTATCGATGCTGCAATTCTTGCAGATGATGACGATGATGAGGATGTAATTGCAGGTCTCGTTACGACGTTTGATACGCCAGTAACGTTTAACAAATACATTAACGTTATTGGTGGTGATGGTGATCTTGTTAGTACTTTTGAATCTCCAATTCTACTTGCTATTCAAGACGAAGATTTAACCAATCAAAGAGATTGTTTAATTATTAGATCTAATGTATCATCAATTGATCCTGTTACCAACTTACAACAGGATGAAATTCTTGATAGACTTGGATGGGCTACTTCTTCACCTCTCGATGGTGATATCAGAATTAGTAAGAACCGTATTGATGCAGCTATTTTCTCCTTTAATTCTAGAGGTAACGGACAAAAGTATAAGTTCCAGACTCATTATGCAGCAGGTGGTCCATCGAATCTCACACCAAATCAGAGTGGACTTCCCACATCTGGCGGTAATGCTATTGACTCAAATCAGGTAATTAATTATCAGGGAGTCATTCCGGATCAAGGAGATATTTTACTTAAAGGTGCTGAAATTGGTAAGAGTGGTTCTCTTGGATGGATTTTAACAAACTTCTATACATTCATCAATAATAACAACATTTCCACCATTACAACTGATGGATCTAATGTTGTTAAGATTACATTTATTGATACTACCACTGGATTGGATGTACCTGTAACAAATCTGGGAATCACTTCTGGATCACTGATTAGATTTGTAGATTATCCTGATTCAAACTTCAATCTACCAACAGGTTGGACCATTTACTCTCCTAGTGGTGATCCATTTAATGTTAATAATAACTATCTGCATATTCAGATTTCTAATCCCAAGGTAGCAAATGTTGTAAGTTGGTCTACAGTAATTGGTTCTAACAATCCTGTTCCATCATTAGAATTCTCAAATTCTGTATGGAAAGAAACTGGTGTTATTGGTGCTGAAGCACTTAGAACCGAAACTACGGAATTTGGAAACTTTAAACTTGGTATTAATACCATTTCTAGAGCATCTCATGATTCGGTTAACAATGCATTTGTAGAACAAAATTCGACCGATGCTAATAGCAGAGTTCAAGGAACGGAACCAGTAGCAAACTTGGATGTTTGTGGTACTACATTTATTTCGGGTAGAACCCTTATTCAACCTTCCTTCTTATCAAATGATAACGGTTATAGTCGTTATAATAACAATATTAAACAAGATAATGCTTTAGTTGTCGGTAGTGGTACTCCTGGTGATCTCGGTGCATTATCGGTCTTACGTGTTTCTACAACTCCTGGTCCTCTAGGTGGTAATTATGGAAGACTTGGTGTTAATGTAACCACCACTGAAATGAATGGAACTTTAAGTTCTTATGATAATGCAATCAGAGGCGCTACATTTAATGATGGAGCTCTTACTGTTAGTGGTAGATTAGATATCTTTACTGGTATTCTTGATACTACTAGTTCAACTATTGATTTGATGAATTCATCGACAACGGTGAGATTCGCAATGGCAGCGGAGAATTTGCAAATTGCAAATGGAACTACTAACAACGCTCCAAACACAATCAACATTGCTAATTATGCATCTCAGTCATCTTATAATCTTGGTAATGTTGCTGGAATAACTTCATTTAATATTCACAGAGGTGCTCAACAAGCTGAGGTTAAAATTGCTACAGTATCAAATAACGATGATACTTATGATTGTAATATTACACTTGGTGGTGCATTCTTAAATAGCGGTTCTTTAACTGAGATTAAGACAAGAAACACAAACCTAGATGGTGATGTTCAAATTGGTAGTGGAATCACTGCAGGTTCTGGAACAGGTAAATTGTTCTCACTGAATAGCAGTTTTGAGCTACTTGCCGCCAGTGGTGGTCCTAACACAGTTGATTTTGCTACATCAGCATCTACTCTGAATATTGGTTCTCAGGGTGGTACAACCAGAGTTAGAAATGCTTTACGTGTTAATGCAAGAGCAGACTTTGATGGTGATATTGAACTACATGGTGGCATCAATGCTGGTGGTTTTGAGGTTGTTAGAAACGTCTTTGGAACTACTAGCGTAAATCACCCTGCAGGAAGTCTAGAAGACTTTAACATTGACCTCTATAAGAGAATCAATATCAGTGATAAGCAATTAGACTCTGTTGGTGCTTCTGAAATTACAGCAGCAGAAGAATTCATTGCATTTAATGAAGTTGTCACTCCTGGTGAAATTTCTACCGGTGACTTCTTACTTCTTGATAGATCTGCAACTGACGAAGATAACTCAGAAATCGTAAGAGTTCTAGAACTTACTAATCTAACAGATCAAACTGATCCTGCAGGTATTCGTGTTAAAGTTGCGCGTGGATCTGAAGGAACTACAGCACAAGTTCATCCAGATAATACTCCAATCTTTAGACTTGACAAGTCTGATAATGCAAGTTATCTAACTACTGGAATTAATACGACAATAACTCAAGTACAAACTGCTGAATTTGGAGGATCAATTAATGCTAATGATTATCTAAGAATATCTGATAACGAGTTTGTTCGTGTTGTAACTGTTCTTTCTGCATTAACATCGATTCAAGGACTTAGAATTAACAATGGTGCAGAACCTACTTCAACCAAGACATTTGAGGTACTATCAACAACTGGTAATACCTTCATTCTTGGCGAGTTAGAAGTCAATAAGACTATTCTACTCAAAGGATCTACATCTGTTGGAACTGAGTTCCTTAGAGTTACAAATGGAACTACATCTGGTACAATTGCATTTGAAGTTGATAGCGCAAATGGAGATACTAAGATCCGTGGTGATCTAAGTGTTGGTGCTGGATTCAATAAGTTCCTTGTGGACGGATCTAATGGCAACACTATTATTAATGGTGGCAACTTTACTATTAAAGATAGTGTAGGAACTAATAATAAGTTAAGATTAGAAAATAGCACTGGCAATCTAACAATTTCTGGACTATTTGTAAGTGAAGCAACATCTGGAACCAGTAGCTTTGCTAGTGATTTAACTGTTAATGGTGGTGATTTTGCTGTTAGAAACGGATCAACTGATATCTTTAAGGTAAGTAATAATTCTACAATTGAACTTGGTGGAATTGATTACTTCTATGGTCCTACTGGTGCAAAACGTTGGGACTATGTAAGTCAGTCTTCTGGTGGTGCTGATGTTATTAGTAATATTAATTACTTTGTAAATGTCACTGGCGATCTTTACATTAGATTACCAGAATCACCTAAGCATGGTGACATGATTAGATTTGTTGATATTGGTGGTGCTCTGTCTTATAATCTCAAACTTGTAATTCGTGCAGCAACTAATCAAAGAATCCAAGGAGATAATACAAATATCGCTCCAACAGTAAGTGGTATTAATCTTTCCAACCATAATGGTGGAGAATTAAACGTAACCACTCCAAATGCGGCATTTGGACTGATTTATGCGGGTGATCTAAATAGTGATGGAACGTCATCTGGCGTACCGAGTTCTAAACGTGGTTGGTGGTTAGTAGAAATCTAAAATGGCAAATTACGGATACCTAAAAACCATGAGAGCGGCAGCGATTGGTACAATCCTGCCGTGGACTGGTGATTTAACAAGAGTTCCTCCAGGGTGGATTATCTGCTCTGGAGACAATGTTTTAGCAAAAGATTATCCTTTATTAGCACAAGCTATTGGAGATTATTATGGAGGATCTTCTAGTTTTAATATTACCAATTTTCCTTGGAATACATCATCAACAGAAAGTCAAGAATTTTCTTTACCAGATTTAAATCAAAAACCTCTAGCTGATTTGGATTCTGCATATTTTGGAGGTGGTGCTCCTAATAGTGAAATTGATACCGCAGAAGCTTCTACAGCAGTAGCTAGTTTCATCGGATCAGATCAAGATAATGGAACTGCAGATAGAACTAGCGATGCATATGCGGATATTTTATTTTCGTATACAGCAGAAAATGATTTCTCTGGTACTATTACAGGTAATACTTTAGACCCCGGTTTTGGATCTCGGACAGTATATACAGGCGCAAGAAAATTAGGAAGAAATCACACACCTATTCACGCTCATGAAACTTCTTTCCCTACAATTTACGGACAGGGGTTGAACCAACCAGGATCTGGTGTTGCCTGTTCCCGAGAGATTACTTATAATATCAATCAAGCTTCATTTGACGAAATTCTTGATGGAACACAAATTGACGGCAGGATTACTATCCCAATTCAGAACTTTTCTGGAGGTGCTCCAAATCGATTAATTAATGGTAATGCTTTTGGTAATGGTACTGATGGTGTCGTATTAGGAAATATTGCATCAGAACAACCTGGACCAAATTTAAAAGCTCAGTCAGCAATTTCTCATGGTATTTCAAATTGGATTGGCATTACTGATAGTTTTCCAGCACCGCATCCTGAAGGTGGTAATGTTTCCTCTGGGACTAATAGGCATAATAGAAAATTTGACCCACAAGTTTTAGATGGTGATCCAAACCACAATGGAGAAATGCCTTATGCTATAGGTGGAGGAACAATTGAGGTTCCAAATAGAAACTGGGATCCTGGAGACGGAAATGCTGGTTCTGGACTCTCTGGTGACTCACATCTCCCATATAAAGTTTTCTTTAATCACTCTGGTATTGATTTTGCTAAAATTAATAATACTGCCGGAAGAACTGATATAATTCAATCGCATGATCATGCAAGTTTCCAAGTTAATTTAGATAGAGACTCTTCTTCTTTGAGAATGCCAGGACAATTAACATTTTCCGATGTTACTTCAAATGTTGTTCCAGATAATTTACCACAAGCACTAAATATTACTGTTACTGTACCTACTCCAAAAGTAGTTATATTGTACATAATTCGAGCATACTGATGGCAAATTACGCAGTACAAAAGGCGAAATATGGTGGGATGGTTGGAACTATTCACCCATTTACTAATCAGTTGCCTGCAGAAAATGATCCAAATTCTGGTAATTTTAGATCTCAACTACCTGCAGGATTTTTGCGATGTGACGGATCAATATTTAAACAAAGAGATTATCCACAACTAGCAGAAGTTTTGGGGATCGGTGAAAATTGTAAATTCGCTAAAGGTGAACTACAAGAAGATGAATTCCAATTGCCTGATATAGGATCAAAATATATTGTTCCTGGAGGAGCAACAGGAACTTACTTATCTCAAAATTTGTCTGACGGCACCACTCCTCATGTTGGAGCGGAGTTTGAAGTTACTTCAAATCGTGGTACATCTGCTTCAGTTAAATATGCTGGAAATTTTACTATTACTGGAAAAACTGGTGATGTATTAGGAAATCCTTTTTACGCTTCACCAGAAAATTCATTTACTGGAATTGTCACAGCTAATCATTTTCAAGGTCACGGACATGGCAGTAACGCTCAGGTTTTGAATTGTACGGGAAATTATTTTGTTTCTCCTGCGCAAGGACCCGAAGGAAGCGATAGTCATAGTGGCAATAATTGTAGACCATTTGCAGGAAATACTCTTTATAATATTGCAACTCCTACTGATACTAGTGCTATTTCAGCGCAACATGATCATTTGATTGATATGCCAGTATCTCAAAATGATTACGATCAAAATTTTCAGTATACATATCCAACAGTACAAGTTCCTGCGACTAGTCTTGAAACAACGGTAAATATTATTACACAAGATGTAGATACCTTTGATGAAACTGTTGCTCCATTTATTTTAGTAGAATACATTATCAAATATTAATACCAATGGCAATAGTAACTCAGACATTTGATGTAGCTGGACTAACAACTTTTACTCTACCTAGTGGAGTAACAGAATTTGATTACGAAGTTCATGGCGGCGGTGGCGGTGGATCGGGAAACGATGCCGGATCTCCTGGTGGTTCTGGTGGAAATGGCAGTCTAGTCGTAGGAAAAGCTATTGGTATTACTGGTGGAACTACTTTACAAATTTTTGTTGGTGAAGGTGGTTTTGGTGGAACAACTGGAGGTGGAGGTGCTGGAGGACCTGGTGGCACTAATGGTGGTAGTGTAAGTGGTGGTGGTAGTGGCGGTAATGCAGGAAATTCTGGATCCTCAGGCGGCGGTGGCGGTGGCGGTGCTGCATCCTATATTACAATTGATCCTGGTTCTCCTGCTGGTGGCACAATCAATTATAATCAACTATTTGCGGTTGGTACATCAATTACAATTCCAGCTGGAATCTCTACAGTAAACTATACCATAAAAGGAGCACAAGGTGGACATGGTGGAGCTAGCTTAGGGATATTTGAAGGTGTCGGTGCAACTACAATTGCTCCAAGAGGACAGGGAGGTCAAATTATTAGTGGAACATTATCAAATGTTGCTGGTAAAGCTCTCAGTATTATTGTTGGAACTAGAGGACAAAATGGCGCACAAGGGGCAGGTTCTACTCCTGGTGGAGCTGGTGGTGGTGGAGTTAAACTTGGTGGAGTAGGAGCAACAGGTGCAGCATCGGGTGAAACTTGGCAAACCAGTGCTGGTGGCGGTGGCGGTGGTGGAGACACTGCTATTCGTGTTGTAAATGATGGAAATGCTATAGCGGTTCTGGCAGGTGGTGGCGGTGGATCAGGTGGTCAGCAATTTAATAGTCCCCTTGATTACACTACAATATATCCAGCTGATACTAGGTTATCATCTTCTTTGAATAATACTAACGGTGACAATTCAAATGTTCCTTCAGCGACAGCGGGTAACTCTGGCGGCGGTGGAGGTGGTGCAGGCAATCCTGGTGGGGCATTGGGGATCGTGGGTGCTGGATATAGTTATACTGCAGGGAATCATGGCGCTGGTAATACAGGTCAAGGCGGCGGCGGATACTATAATCCAAGTTACACTACAGATGCTTCTTTAGGTGATACTAACGGTCATAGAAGTGAGAGTGATCAAGCTATAAACGGAAGAATTTCTATCAGTTATACAAATGTTATTTCTGGGGATGCGATTGTCATCGCAGGTGGTGGCGGTGGTGCTGGTGGTGCAGGAAATGATGGATCTGGTCCATCTCCATCTCAGCGTGGATTTGATGGTGGTGTTGCCACCACTACAACTCAAAATTTAACTTCAGGATCTAATGCCCCCAATCATGGCAGTGACGGCGGTGGAGGCGGCGGTGGTGGCGGTGGCAGTCCTGGGGGTAGTCCAGGATTTACCCCTAGCAGTGATGTTGATGCAGGTGGCGGTGGTGGTGGAACATCTTTTCATAACCTTGGATACCATGGTGCTGCTCCATCTTTTAGTCAGTCTTCATATTCTACAGGAGGAGGACAATCCACCAATGGCAATCGTGGTAAAATTGTAATTTCTTATAATAATGAGGATGCAGCTCCAGATTCTCCTGGCAACTTCTCTGATAAAACTAATGCCCTGCTTAATACTGCTTATTTTACTACTGAAGAAAAAACAGTTGCTGGAATTAATGTTAGTGTGCCTGCATCCGCTGTAAATGCAGTAATTGTTAAAAATGACAGTAGCATGATTGGGGATACTACCTTTGTTAATGGGGATAGATTTAAATTACTCGTCACATCTTCTTCGGCATATAATGCTGAAGAAATAGGAACTATTTATTACGGAGAAATTGGATCTCAAGTTACCGCATCTTTTAAGGTTACTACAATATCAGTACCACCAAACATTCCAGATCCTTTCTCATTTACTGATGTAACTAATCAACCATTATTGACTTATGTTGATAGTAACGAAGTAACTATTTCTGGTTTAAATGCAGGTTCTGGCGCATTAGCTAGTGTATCTGCAATAACTGGGGGAAATATTACGGAAGCAGCAGTTGTTATTAATGGTGTGGAACAAGGAGCAAGTGGCGCAATTAGTAATGGTGACACATTAAAACTAAGAGTATTGACTTCTGGCATTCCAAATCTCACGACAGTTGCATCAGTTGTTGTCGGAACAGGATCTCCAGTTATTTGGAATGTAGGCACACTATTAACAGTTGATACTGGCGTAGACCCATTTAACTTTACTGACATATCAGGTGGAGTTGCTAATACACAATATGCTAGTAATGTAGAAACTATCACAGGTATCAACAGTCCTGCCGTAGTTTCAGTTACTACTAATTTCCAAGTTAATGTTAATGGAACCGGTTGGGTTACTCCAACTAGTACTACTACTATTAGTAATAATCAAACATTGCAAGTTAGAGGAACTTCTGGACCTAGTGATGGTGATGTTGTTACTGCTTTAGTTCAGATTGGCGGTGGGGCAGCTGGAGTTGTTACAGATGAATGGAGAATTGCCACAGGAACAGCAGCAGATTTTACTCCAGACGCATTTAATTTTGTAGATAGAAATAATCAGCAAGGATTTGTTACTGTATACAGCAATACAGTAGTTCCTGGTGGATTTGATTCAACAACTTCTTTTTCTGCTAGTGTAACGAGTGCTGGTAATACTAGTAGTCAAGAGGTATCTTTTGACACCGGTAATACATGGAATCCTTTACCATATGCAATCACTGATTATGTACCAGGAACTCCAGTGCAGTTAAGATTAGTCACTGGATCTTATGCATCAACTGGTGCAACTCTATCAGTTACCATTGGTAGTGTTACTGATACTTGGACAGTTACTGTACTGTCTGCACCACCTGCTGCTGGTGGTGAAGGAACTTGGATGTCAAAAAGAAAGAAAGAAGATGGATATGCTTTAGGAACAGTTATCACAATTTTTAGACAAGCAGATGGTAATTGGGGTAATTTAACAGGATCAAATACTTCTAGGTATCCTGGATTTATTGAATGTGATGGAACTTCATTGCAAGCAAGTCAATATCCAGATTTATTTGATGTTATTGGCAATACATATGGTGGTGGTGGATTCAGGAGTGCTGCTGTAACATCAAGAGTTTATAGTGGCAGTTTCAACATACCGGATTTCAGAAATAGAAGAGTATTTGGAACTGGTACTGTAGATGGAAATTCTCCAGCAAGTCCAAGTGTTGTTACTAGATTTAATGCTGATGATAGCGGGACTGGTGACTCTACTGAAGTGGGGTCTGAAGGTGGTAACTGGTACATTGCAAAAGTTGATGCTGCTGGAACCCCACCATTAGAACAAATTCAAGGAACTGGTAATGAAGGAACCGCTGGTATATTCTATGCACTTGGCACAGTTAATACTACTGGTTATGAGGAAATTAGTTCTAGAGTTAGTTTTAATATTGCAGGAAATATGAATGCTGATGTTGGACCTATGATAGAAACTTTAGTACCAATTCCAGGGCATACACATTCAGCTGGAAGTGCTAGATCTTTGAATGTGCCTATTGGTTTGATGGCATGGGGTATTAGAGCTATGAGATGGGTCTATGAAGATAAGTTTGAGAGAGTATCTAATGATAACTGGGCTAACAATATTCCTCAGGGTCCAAGTGATGTCAACCCCGGCACTAGTTACACTAAAACATATACTAATTTTTGGCCTTCTCCTAGAGATAATAGTTTACAGTTAGATAATAATAAAAATGCTGGAAACTATCAATATATGGGAGCATTGGATGTCTTTACCGGTGCTGCAAATTCAAACTTGTTTACTCCCGCTGGTGGAATGTTGCAACATAATCATACATTATCTACCACTGAGTATGGAGATCAAAACAACGCATTTACATATGGAAATAATAATGGAGTAGGTACATCTTTTGGTGGAGCTGCTACTAATAATACAGTTGCAGTTGCATTTAGTTCTTCTGAAATTGGTATTAGAGCTAACTTTGGGACATTCCAATTAGATAGTTCAAAAGCATTAATTCCTGAGGTGTCTATTCGACCAAATAAAATAATTCCTTTAATTCAACCATTCTTTAGAGCGAAGTACCTAATTAAAGCATTCTAAATAGTTATATCGTTTTAACATGTGAATAATAATGCCTTCTGTACCTATTAAACCGCTTGAATTGATGCAGGATCCTAAACTCACTAAGTTTGAGTTTAAAGATTTTATTGGTCTCTGGGAAAACTTTGTTCCTGCATATATGTGCGAACAAGTTATAAATCATTATGAAGAATATATGTGTAATGGAAGTTTTATTAATTCTAGTGCTGAAGAACAACCTGTAGATAATGGCAAAACTACCGTTATGGACGGTGGTACTCAATTTGCAAATGGTAAACTGGGAAGAAAAGATACCGCTATCCTATTAAATGATTCTAATCCTGTTTTGGGATCACAAATAAATCAATATCTTACAGCATGTACTCAACAATATGTTGAGAAATATAGTCAGTTAAAAAATGCTAGATATGTTTCTGGTGATATGAAACTTCAAAAAACAGAACCCGAAGGTGGGTATCATGTTTGGCACTATGAAACGGGTGGATATCATTATAGTTATCGTGAATTAGTTTGGGCGATTTACTTAAATGATATGCCAGAAGGAGAAGCAGAAACAGAATTTCTCTATCAAAGAAGAAGAATCCAACCAAAACAAGGCACTTTAGTTATTTGGCCTGCTAGTATGACTCACGTTCATAAAGGTAATACTGTGTTTACTCAAGATAAATACATTTTGACTGGATGGTACATTAAGGTTCCGTAAGATGCAAGTAAAAGCTCCAATAATCGAAGTTAATTTCGATGAAAAGGTGATTGTTTCACAATCACAGCATACAGTTATGCCCCGTGATGAAGCATGGGACAAATTTGTTCTGGATTATTTACAACCTTTGTGGCATGATCCTGGCAAAGATGAAATGCAATTTTTTGCATACTACACTGATGGATCTTACATGTGTCAGCGTAAGAAAAAAAGAGTTGATTTTCAAAACCAATCTTCATATTGGCAGACATATCAATTCAATATATTAGGAAAAGAAGAAGCAGAAAAAATTTCTCTATTATTTGATACTGTTTTCTTTTTGGAAAAAAGTGCTAAGAAAGAATCATTCAAAGAATCTGCTAAAGAATTTTATGATAAAGCATTTTATCATGAAAAGAAATATATGAAGATGGTTAAAGAGATAAGAGGAATGTTGTTATACAGTGACTGGAGGATGTGTGTAGATTATGAAGAAGAATTTGATGGTGAACAAGAAATGTGGAAAACCTGGAGAAAAGCATTAAGAAGAGTTCTTCCTAAATTTGACACTTTTGAAACTGCGTTCGATGCATTTAAAGCTGCATGTGTTGCAAAATATCCTGTTGACCCTAACCAATATTTCAAACAATATCCAGACGGAAAAGATTCTGATGGAAATGTGGTAGAATACATGAGTACAGAAGATCAATTTACTAAAATGGACTTTATAGCTTCTGGCGATTTTGTTGCAGCAAACATGGAAGGTGTTGTTGAATACTTAGAACAAGTTAAAAATGATGAAATTGAAGTTGAGTCTAAAATGTATGAACTGATGGATACTTTGGAAACTAATTTGATTTATCCAGAGTTGAAAGGAAAACTATTCAAACAAGATCCAACAGGTGGTGATGTAGCAGAACACATTGGAAACATCGAAACAGATTAGATTTAAATTTTATTATGTTTGATACTTTTAGAATGTTGGGTGATGAAGATCTCAATGAAATTATGGAATATTATAGTTTCTGTAAATTTAGAGACGGATCTGCATCTGGAGACAATAATAAATTAAAAAAATATAATTTAGAATTGTCTGATACTGAAGAAAATGAAACAAGCTTGCATAATCTGACAGAGAGTGCTATAAGAAATTGCACTGAGTTTGGATATGTTTACACACCAAAGTGTTGGAATTCTCCCATGTTCTTAAAATATGAGAAGGACATGCACTATGCGTATCATAACGATTATTATCAGATGAATGGTGTTAGAACTGACTTTAGTGTCAGTTGTTTTTTAAATTCTCCTGATGAATATGAGGGAGGAGAGTTAATGCTCCACCTAGGTACACATGAAGTATCATATAAATTAGATCCTGGCATGTGTGTAATTTATCCAACAGGTACATTACATAAAGTAAATCCTGTTATTTCTGGGGAAAGGAAAGTGATGGTGTTTTGGGTGCAATCTGTGATTAATGATAGTAGGGTTCGCTCTTCTGTCATTGATATATCTAAAACAGTTTGCAAACATAGAGATTTAATACATCCTGTTGCTGCTGATTTTGAAAAAATCAGATATAATTTAATTCGAGAGTTTTCGTGATGTTTACAGCAAAAGATATAAAAACGTATCATAGAACATTTTCTAAGACAGAGAGAGATGTGATACAAACTCACCTAGCTAGTGGTAACTGGTCTTATGGAAATGTTTCATCGTCACGCTCATATAACAACGCTCCTCCATTTTGGAGAATGAACCTGATAGATGAAGAGTTCTTTACTAAACATTTGTTTAAAAAGGTACAAGAAACTGTTGGAGAAGAATTGGTTCTTGAAGACTGTTATTGTAATGGATCTGTATACGGTACTGGTGGACAACCACATGTTGATGCATTTGATGAGCGTGGTAGGACTTTTTTATGGTATGCAAATGAAGGATGGGATATTAGATGGAATGGCAAAACAGTAATACTATTTGATGAAGGTCCAGAGTTTATTGTACCTGAAATAAATAAGTCTATATACTTCCCAGGGATGGTAAAACATTTCTCTGAAGAAACTACCAGAACATTTGGTGGAATGAGAAAAACTCTAGTCTGGAAAACGCAATTAAAATGATATTCGCTGACACCCACGTAATTCATGATGTCTTTGAAAACTATGCACGTTCTCTCGATAAGTGCGTAATCATTGTTGATAGAATTGGCATCAATGCTTCATCGGATCAAGATGCTATTGACAATGCTCTAGCATTTTATGGAGAGGTGTTGCCAGGAAATGTTCTTCCAACATTTAAAGTACAAAAGTTTTTTGTACTTGTGTCTGATGATAAACAAAGATCAATTGAATTTGCAAAAGAACATTTCCCTAAATCTGGCGATGATTTGTCTTATCCAGAAATGAAGGTAAATGTAAAAGTTTATGATAATACTGGATTTCTTGCCTACACGAATGGTTTAACATTATGAGAGACTATTTTGGTGGATATAAAGTAATCGATCTTCCCTCTGGAATACAGACTGCATATGGGAAATCGATTATTTACAAGTATTTTAATCCTGCAGACGCAGAAATTGTTGATCTTTGTGCCGCTATGGAAAGTGGTCTTGCTGAAAAACGTGTAGATGGTGCTAAGATAATTGAAGGTGTAATTACATACAGGGATGGCGATGAAATTCTTGGTAATCGTGTTAATATTTCTACAACTAAGTATCACACTATCCAGTCATTTCCTTTTGTTTATAAGGAACCAGACAAGCTAAAAGAATTCAGAAAAAACGGCAATGAGATTGCTATTCATGCATTTTATGCCAATCAAAATTCTGATATTGAATGGGTGCTTGCTGGCATGAGAACTATAAACAAACCTATACATGAATTCGATTCATATCAATATTTTAATGATACGAGACAAAGATTGCATAATGCATATCAAGGTTACACTAATATAACATATTGGTTTAACGTTAATGATGATAAGATAGTTACTGAAATTAGTGATAGAACACCACTTGCACTTAGAGATGGGGATATCATCTATAATCGTGATGTAAGTTATTATGAAGCGTTAAAAGCGGAATATTACGGTCATCTTGTAGATTCTAGACTATTAACACAAGATGAGTTTGACATAATCATCAACAATGCACCTAGATTACAACAAACCTCCGTTAGATTTACTTGGGATTCTGGTGAGTTAGTGAAAAAACAATTGCAAGTACGAGATGTATTTGAATTTGAAGATGTTTAAATGTTGACCCTTCATACCTTGTGTGGTACAATGGTAAAACAATGTAAATGGTAATTTGATGAAAGTTCCCACACAGTATGAACTAACACACTATCAATTGCAAGCAATGTTGCGAGATAATAATATTCATGAAAGTGAATTGAAATATCTTGGTGATCGTGTGTATCCTGAAAGCTTTAAAGCACATCCAGAGTATCATGGTGTTGTAATGCCATGGTATCTTGTGGGAGGAGATAATGAGGTGCCAGTTGCTGACATCGCATCTGTAGATCAGGTGGATGATGACGATATTGTACCAGAGAACGACGGTTGGGGACAACAATGAATTATAAAGAGATTGTGAAGAAACTGTAACAACCCTTGCGTCAACACGGTTGATCGTCTAAAATAACAAAGTCAAGCAAAAAACCCATGGATTGGAACAGCACCACGAAACATGAGAAACGTAAAGATGCGTTCTATATCTTCTATGAGAGTGTTTTAAAACCAGATCATCAGCTACGTCAGGACGCTCATGATCAGCAATGCTATCATGAACTGTTAGAATGGCGTAGTGAGATCATCGAATACCTTGACAAACGTCGCAATGAAGACTTTAATGACAACTGAAATCAACTGGAAAAATGAGTATTCAAAACAGCGTAAAGATCGTATGCAAGATGCGATCGATGATTACCTCAACGATGATAAAGTATCAGCACGACAAACGTATGAAGAGATGCTATC